AATGTTGTATTTAAACGTTAATGCTGTAGCATTGTTTAACGGGCCTGGAGGGCAAGATTGATAACCATGAAATAAGGCACTTAAAGGGTTTCCAGAAAGCGCTAAAGAGGATAGGTCTGGCCAATTTGTATAATCCCACTCAATAGAGTCCGTAAAATAGTTTACAACTTTAAATGTATTAGAGAACGTTTGTACAGGATCTCCATTTTTAGGTATTACAGCTAGTTTTATTTCGTAACTGCCAGGCCAATTATAAACATGTGCAGGACTTACTAATGCACTATTTGTAACTTGTGTAACTTCTACTTCAGTACCGTCTCCGAATTGAAAGAATAATGAGAACTGATTTAATATGCTTGCTGGTTGTATGTTAGGTACCGTAGTAACTGTACATATAATAGGTGTAGCATGAGTAAGGCCGCTAATTGCAGCTGTTAAAGTATCAGCTACTTTTATTGTAAAACCTGGTGATGCTATGTAATTAGAAACACTCATATCAATCGCTTATTAAATCGTTATTACCGATGTATCTTGCGTGACATCTGCTGATACTATGATGCGATTTGAAAAGTCGTTTATGTTACTAAAATATAAAGCCTGGAAGTCTTGCAACTGATAATTTTTAGATGTTATAGTTATATCATTCGCAGGGTAAGAAGGATTCCAGATTATCATTGAAATACCCTGTACAGTTTCACCAGTGTCTAATCTTTGAGTGTAAATATTTTCTACATCGGGTATACTTTCAATTTGAGCAGCTAAAGCTACAAGATCAATATTAAAACCTAGTGTAAGCTGAGAAGGATCAAAGTAAGATTGAACTATACCTGTTATTTTGTTTTGTAGTAATTGAGTAGATGTTTTTGCAGTACGAGATAACTTTACAACAAATCTAGTCTGAGATATAATGTAGTTTACATCTGTTTCAGTGCCATCTCCTAAACCTACGGTAATTGCTTTATAAACAGGGTCTGTAACTATAATATCTGAAGTTAAAGTCTTTTTATCATTTGCAGTATTAATTATAAGAGACTTTTGAGCTGGTGTTAAATAGTTTACGTAATTGTTCGTATTTTGTTGTGTAGCTTTTGGTAAGGCGTATATATAAATGTTATTAAAGTTACAAGCGGTAGAGAATGCAAGTTGATTGTAAAGTACTCTGCTATCTTGATTTGGGTTTGTTAACCCGATATTGTATAGGTAGCGTAAATGTTTGTTAACATAGTCATTGTTACTATATACTGTAACGTCTTGCACAATATTGTTAAATGTAGACTTTACAAAGTTTTGATAATCTTGAGAAGTTACTAATCTGTACTGAGATTTAAATGCAGCTGGGGCATTAGTACGAATACTATTAGCATCTTCTGCATTCGTGTAAACAGTAGACGGGTTAGAATTACTAAATTGTAAAGCGTTTATGTTTGTATCGTTAAGGTATTGTAAGTCAGAGCTGAATACATCTGCTTGTATAATATTAAACTGAGTAGTGTTGTATATTACAGCATTTAACCCGTTCAGATCTCCCGCCCCTATTTGACCATCAGTACCTAGAGACTGTAGATAATAAATAGCTACTGCATCTCCAGCATTAAGTTGCTTACCGTTTATACCATCTCCAAACTTAAGCTCATAGTTTTTACTTTCGTTTAATCGAGCTTCAAAACTTTGAGATGTAGCGTTTTCCAGATATAAAGACTCGGTACGCTTCCATTGAGACCATTTACCTGTTTGAGCGCTATTTACATACACATCAATATTGAAATGATCCACGTTAACAGCGCTGCCAGGTGCAACAAATACTACTTCATTAGTTACACCAAGTGCATTGTAAATAGGATACTCTGTCCATTTGCCTTGATATAACAGAGATTGATTACCGACATTTTCAAGATATTGAGTAGTAGATAAAGTTTTTGTAAAGGTAATATCGGTATTAAAAGAATACGGCGCGTTATTTACTCTTATAAAAGTATAACGAGGTATAGTATAAGAACCTATATTTAAATTATTTGTAGCAGAGCAAGTAAATGTTGCGGTTGCAGTTTGATTACCGATAGGGGAATAATTTATAATCTTTACAACACGGTTTATGTTTTCGTATATTTGAGCATCACTAAACATGGACTCAGAAGAAGTCTTGTTTAGATAAAACATAAACGTATGAAATGAGTACGCAATGATATTCTGTATAGCAGTTAAATTAGAACCCTCTAAATATTGATCTGTAAACAATCCGCTTTGCGTTAAGCGGTTTCTCATGAAGTCTCTAAGATTCGTAGCATCAAACGCAATATACTCGTTTGGTTGGATGTTTAGAGCTGATGCATCTGTATATGTTGTTGACATTTTATGAAAGAGTATAACCAGTTTGACTTAATACACCAGGCACTCTAAGAGTTGTATTATTCAAGTACGGCATCTGTATATTTAATTCAATGTAGTAAGTTTGCTCGTCTGGGTTAAGTTGAATGTTTATATTTTGCACTGTTACTCGTGGCTCGTATATAGACAATCCATTCAAGATAGCTTTACCTATTTGATTACCGATTGTTTGAGACACAGGCTGAAATAAATACTGTGCTAGATTTAAACCATATGTTGGATTTAATAAATTCTGTCCTGGTAAGGTGTTAAACAAAGAGTTAATTGAATTTTTAATAGCTGCCTCGTCGTAATCAGAAGTTAAATCCTTGTTAATAGGGTTAGAAAAATCTAAATGTATATCCGAATAGGTGTAACTGTTAGTTGTTACAGCAACTCTTTGTAAACCTGTAAAACTTAGGGATGGCATTGTAAAATACTTAGGGAAGGAGTAAGTATAATCATCATATGAAAAACAGTAAGTTTAACTCTTTATTTCAAGAAGCCTACACACGTTACACAAAAGGTAACGGCTTTTTAGTAGGTGATGTCGTTAAATTAAAATCCGGCTACGAAAATCTAGAGAGTTATAAAAAATTAGGTGAAAACGTTAAACAGCGTCTTAAAGATATTATTAAAACTGGTAACAATATCCGTGTAGGTAAATTACACAATACTGATATTGCTGCTAGATATAGTGCTGACGCTACAGAAGGTGCACCTGCTAGTCTTGCTGATTGTTATGAAGAAGCATCTCCTGGTTTTTGGCGTAATTTAGTTACAATTCCAGTTGAGTGCTTAGAAGAAATTAACACTGGTGCTGATTTAGCTCCTGTACCAGCTGGTCAACGCGATACTAAAGACCGTGTTACAGACCCAGAAGAAGTCGGTAAACATAAATGGCATAAAGACGAAGAAGTTGAAGATCAAAACAAACTCGGTAAAAAACAAAACTGGGTTAAAGATGGTAACTATAAACTAGCTACTGACAATACAGAGTTACCTCATTCAAACAAATATAACGACGAACTCCCCCCTAAGGTAAAAGATTTAAAGAAAGTTAAAGAACTAAAAGAATCAGCAACAAGATTGTCTGAAAATGCTTTAGATAGTCTTTACATTAAAATTCTCAATGAAGATGTAGGTGCAGATGGTCAAGTCAATCCATCAGCTTCAGATAGTGGAAACCAGTTAGCTGGTAACCCTCAAATGCCATCTGAAGAACGAAGAGGTGTAATGATTAATGGTAAAGAAGTTGATATGAATACTATAGAAATAGATGATGTCGACATGCACGATTACCCTGACTTTTCAGATGCTTTTGTTTCCAGAGCACAATTTGTTGATGGTACACCGCTAACTGATGATGAATTAGAGGAACTTCAAAATAATGTCGATGTTAACAGTTTAGCACATGATTCATTACATGAAACGAAACCGTCTTCTGTTGAAGAGAAGGTTTGCCCTATTTGTGGTAGAGATGTATGTATGTGCAAAAAAGAAGAATCAATATCGCAAGATATTAATCTCAAAGGACCAAAAACATTTCTACCAGGTGGTAATGTAAAAGATCCTGCTTCAGCAATTAAAGCTTCAAAATACTCACACCACGGAAGCTAAAGCAATAAGACAAGAGAAGAAATTAATTTCTTGATCCATTACTAAAGCACTTCGATACAAATATTCAGAGACTTGCAGCAATGCAAGTCTTTTTTTATCTTCTGAGATAGAGCACTTATACACTGCATTAAACAGATCTTTCATTAACTTAGGATAGTCGTTTCCAAAGGTTTGCTCCGACTCTATAACGAATTTACGTATAGACGTAAGATCTTCTTTGTTCACGGTTTTATCCAGGATCTCTTGTGCGAATCCCTCGTTATTAATCGTGCTACTAATAGTTAATACACCCTCAACAACACTACGCTGTATATAGTTAATTATTCTTCGTAAATCCGGGTAATAATAACGAATAACCTCTTTAATCTTCTCTATTTGTTCTTTCTCTACTTGTATCTTTTCCTGACGAAGAATAAAACCTATTCGTTTAGCATATTCTCCAATAGGAGGAGTAAAATCAGTGAAAACTTGGCATCGAGACTGAATCGGTTGGATAATACGATGTAGATAGTTGCCAGTGAGGATAAAACGGGTATTACCAGCGTACTCTTCCATAACATTACGCAGAGCTCTTTGACCTGCATCAGTAAAGTTATCGAACTCGTCCAGAAAGATAACCTTAATTTTGCCGTCCAGGCTCTTAGTTTGAGCAAATGAAAGAATAGAGGTACGGACTTCGTCGATACCGTTCTTTTCGCTTGCGTTAATGTACAAGTATTGTGCATCTAGTATTTCATTTATAATTACTTTCGCTAATGTGGTCTTACCAGTACCAGCATTACCTACTAGCAACATATTAGGTATTTCGTCTTTACGTTTACATTCTTCTACGAACGACCGTAAAGACTCAGATAGAACCATATCGGCCAGTTTAGCTGGCCGGTATGCTTCTACCCATATATTCATTAACTGTTCGTTAATTGTCATTATTTCTTTTTTGGTTTAACTGAAAAGCCACCATCTGGATCTGCTACTATCTCAACCTCGGTGGGTGTGGTACCACTCATTTTCTTATTGTATACTTCATCAGCTTTAGCTGGTTTATCAGATGAACCGAAGCCTTTTTCACCACGAGTAGTTTCGCTTACTTGATCTGTCCATTCAATATCAGCTTGAATTAAAGGATAGACGATAAGCTGAGCAATCTTATCACCAGCCTTAAACGTTTGATCTTCAGTACCGAAGTTATAGAGCTTGATACCCATATCGCCTCTATAAGGATTGTCAATAATACCGAAATGAGGAAAGATATGCTTTTTAAAACCTACACCGGAACGACCTTCAACTCGAATCCAATAACCAGGAGTTAGATAACCTAACTTAAGACCTACAGGTACTACAGCATAACCTTTAGCAGGTACAGTAACTTGCTCGACTGCTGTAAGATCGATACCAGAATCTCCTGTATAAGGATCTGAATGGTTAAACTTTGGTAACACAGCTAAGTCGTGTGTTTTAACGAATTTAATGTTAACTGGGAATGACATAATGTATGAGTATAAAGTATAATATTGATAAATCAATGCTTGCCATAAATATTATTGTGAATCAACCACCTTTACCGGATAATACTGCAATGGATAATCAAAATGTGTTAAGTCAGATAGACGGATTTATTGCAGGGTTAAACTCTGAAGATAAAGAAGTGGTTGGTAGGGATTATGCAAAAGATATCGAACCGGAAGTTAAGGTTGAAGTACCTAAAACGGAGCAAGATATTCAGGACTTTATATTAAAGAATTCTGCAGAATTAGCCACTTTAAGTGTAAAAAGTGTTAAAGATTTACAGCAAGTAGTTACAGCTACTGGTGACCCAGAACAAATGGCAAGTTTAGCAAGTCTTATAGCTGCTGGTGCAGGTGCTATTGAAACTATCAATAAGATACATTTACAGAATAAAAAGACTGAAGCTAATAAAGATCTTAAAAAAATAGAAATAGAAGGTAAGAAAGAAATACAACGTCTCAAGAATGACGGGTATCTTAATTTACCTCAGGGAAATACAAATGTATTGGTAGCTACTCGTGAGGAGATTATAGCACAACTAACAGGTAAAGTAAAAACTAAAACTGTTAATGTAACTAATGAAGTTATTGAACTTTCGGATTCTGCTCCACAAGTACCACCGGCTGCTTCGTAATTTTGTCTTTCACAGCTTTATAATGAGCGTTAATTAACATTAATAGTACTAGACCGCCTATTACTGCTCCTACTACCCACATTGGTATTGTGGCAGCTACATAAGCTAGTCCTAAAGAAGCTAAGCATCCAATACCTAAAGTAACGCTCTTTAACAATACTGCAAGTATTAGGAACAATATACCGACTCCTACTAAAGCTTTAATAATGTAGCCAAGCATTTCTGCTTTTTGATTTGCTTTCGCAATTTCAACCTGGTCAGCAGTGTCTTTTTTAATTTTCTCTAACTGAGCTTTCTGTTCTGCTTCTAGTTTATTAATAGTTAAGCGCTGTTCTTCTCTGATTTGTTGCTTCTCTTTTTCTTTTTGCTCTATAAGAGCTTCAGCTTTATCCAGGTCAGCTTTTTGACTAATAGCTAATTCTACACTAGCATTATACTTTTCATATAATTGATCAATTGTTTTAGTTTTTTCATCATCTACTTCTTTGGCTATCTTTGCTTTATCTTCTACAGATAGCTTATCTGTACGAGCTAAAATCTCTTTTGCTCTTAAATGCGCTACAAGAGTGTTAATGTCTTGTTTCTTTTTCTCTTGAGTGACTATATAAATTCCGTAATCTAGTGCACCAATTTTAGCAAAGTTTTCATCATCTTTCTTTTTAGCATCGTCATAAGCTTTCTGTAAATCAGCTCTAAACTTTGCATACTGTAATTCTAATTGGTTACGAGCATCATCAACCTTTTTGTTAGCTTCAGCCACTTGATCGACTTGCTTGACTGTGTTTTCTGCTTTAACTACAGCTGCAGCTGATGTAGCAGTGTCAACTTTGTCAGGGTTTAATTTAAACCCTAATTTAGGAAAACCAACACACCCTGCAAAGAATAAAGATGCCAACCCTACTACGAAATACTTTTTCATAAAAGTACTTACCACTATCTGGTACGTTTAAAGTGATCAATAATTTTTTGTACGTCGGATTCGCAATAACTACATCTATCTGCACAATGGCAATATTGCTGCAGATCTTCGATTGTTTTTATATCTTCGTGTTTATCAACAAGATGTATAATCTCTTTATAGGATATATTATTGCAACTACAATGTGTGTTGTCTAACTCAAGTCCCATTACGACTCACAAGTTGAACAGGTTAATATTGAACGAGCAAGTTCTTGTGCTGGGTTAGCTGAACGTTGATAGTAAAGGCTCTTAATACCGCTCTCCCAAGCAAATACTATTAGTTCGTTAACATCTTTTGGTTTAGTACTAGGCGGAATCATTAAGTTTAATGATTGACCTTGGTCAATATACTTTTGACGAGCAGCAGCCTGAATTACTATTTCTTTCTGACTAATTTCGCCAAAGGTCTTAAACACACCCTTTTCTTCTGGTGTGAGGAACTCAAGATGTTGTACCGAACCACCTTTTACGAGTATAGACTTCCAGACAGCTTCAGTATTCTTTTTCTTTGTTTCCAGTAAAGCTTCAAGGTAAGGGTTCTTATATGTAAACTTACCTTTAGCTAAATCTTTTACAAAGTAGTTAGAGTTTAGAGGTTCTACTGAAGGTGAAGCCTGTCCGAGAATAAATGAACTGGAAGTAGTAGGCGCTACAGCTAATG